AACATTTTTGATCAGGTAGATAGTAGTTTTAATGAGTTTAAAAGCTCATCACAAAAGGAAGTTAATTATCTTGTTAAGGAATTTGAATGTCGTAAGTCTGCTGACGCTTATGCTCGTACTGGTCAATCTAAGACTGGTGTGCTTGATACTTCTAAGCTACACACTTATAAGTACAATGAAGATCTCTTCAAAAAAGTAACGGTTCTTCCTGATGGCAAGAATCATGGTATGATTTTTATTCTTGATTGGTCTGGTTCTATGGGCACAGTGCTCATGGATACTGTTAAACAACTTATTAATCTTTGTTGGTTCTGTCGTAAGGTTCAGATTCCTTTTGAGGTTTACTCTTTCACATACGAGTGGAACAATCATATTCTTTTCTGTGAAGAGGATGAGATTAAACCTGAAGAATATTCTTACCAGCGTCGTAATAATAGTTTATGTGTACATAAGAGATTTCATTTGTTGAACCTAGCAACTTCTCGTAGTAATACTAAGAGTTTTGATACTAGTCTTAAGTATTTGTATCGCCTTGCTAATTACTATACCAATAATGCTACGTACTATCACAACCCTTTAGGTCTTGATCTATCAGGAACACCTCTTAATGAAAGTTTGATTTCTCTCAAAACTATCATTCCTAATTTCCAGAAGAACAATAGGTTACAAAAAGTAAACGTTTGTATTCTTACAGACGGCGAGGCAAACAACATTAGTTACGATGTTGAAATACCAGAACCAGATTCTCGGATTGGACAGCGTAGTGTTCAATCTAATTGCTGTCTTCGTGATCGTAAATTAGGTAGAACTTATCGTCACTTCACTTGGGAATCTTCTGATAGTATTACTTCTATTCTTTTGGAGAACTTGAAAGATAATTTTCCTCAAGTTAATTTTATTGGTTTCCGTATTGGTAGTGGTAATGATTTCAGTGCCTTGTATAAATCTATTCACGGGTGGAAGCATGATCATGATGTTATCATGAAGCAATGGAGAAAAATGAAATCATGGGAACTGAATGGTTTGGGTTATGATTCTTTGTATGTTTTGGGTCAAACTAGTTTGTCTTCTGATGTTGAGTTTGATGTTGAGCAAGGTGCTAAGAAGACTGAAATTAGTAAGTCTTTTCGTTCAATGCTCAAGGCAAAGACCACCAACAAAAAGATCCTCTCTTCCTTCGCTACAGTCATTTCTTAAACTGTCACAGGGCAGAGTCACTCTGCCCCACTCTGCCCTTATACTAAGTTCATCAACAAACAAAGCAAATGCCTCGTCCTGCTCAAGTCGATATGATCCAATTGTTTTCGTACATCGAGAACAACTACGGTACTGAAGTTGGTACTGCTGCTCTTAAGGCAGGTGCCGAGCACATGGGATATTCTTATGCTACTATTGTTAACCGTATGGAACCATACAAGTCTGGTCGTGGTAAATGGAACCTGACTGTTGACGAGGTTCGTGAGCAATTGGAGGACATGGTTGTTCCCGAACGGGAAAAAACCAATCTTGTTCCTCAGAAAAATGATGCTTTTGTCCCGTTCGGGAACTTTTCTGACCTTAAGAAAATTCTTGGATCTGGTATCTTTTATCCTGTGTTCATCACTGGTATGTCAGGTAATGGTAAGACCTTCTCTGTTGAGCAAGCATGTGCCCTTCTAAATAAAGAACTGATTCGTGTAAACATCACCATTGAAACTGACGAGGATGATCTTATTGGTGGTTTCCGTCTTGTCGATGGCAACACTGTTTGGCACAATGGTCCAGTCATCGAAGCTCTGGAGCGGGGAGCTGTGCTGCTTCTAGACGAGGTAGACTTGGCATCTAATAAGATCATGTGTCTTCAATCTATTCTTGAGGGTAAAGGTGTTTTCCTGAAGAAAACTGGTCGCTACGTCAATCCCGTTCCTGGATTTACGGTAGTTGCTACTGCTAATACCAAGGGTAAGGGATCTGATGATGGTCGCTTCATTGGTACTAATGTATTGAATGAAGCATTCCTTGAACGCTTTGCTCTCACCTTTGAGCAACAGTATCCTACTCCTGCTATTGAATCTAAAATTCTTGGCAAGATTTGTGATGACGATGAGTTTGTCTCCCGTCTAGTTGATTGGGCAGACATCATTCGTAAGACTTTTAACGATGGTGGTATTGATGAGATCATTAGTACTCGCCGTCTTGTCCATATTATCAGTGCTTTCAAAATCTTTGGCAAGAGAATGAAAGCAATTGAGTCTTGTGTCAACCGATTTGATGATGAGACTAAAGAATCATTCTTGTCTCTTTACGAAAAAATTGACGACAAAGTAGAAACCACAGAGGAAGAAAATGTCTGACTGTAATAAAGATCAACGTTACCTAGATGAAATGATTGCTGACGCTCAAGCCTACATTGATGATAAAGAACAAGAGTTCCATGGATATCGTGGAGACATTGCTCATCTCAAAGATGGGCGGTCTGGTAAAATTGTTGATGGTAAAGGTTTAAAACTCTTTCTTAGGGATGTTGACGGAAACGACTTTGAATGCTATCATGATGAACTGGAGTACATCTTCACCCCGTAATATATGAAAAAATACAATGAAGACGCTCTGTTAAAGGAGCTAAGTGATTACATTGCTGGAACTTATGGACAACACTATTCTGCTGGTAACGACAGCATTCAAACGTTAGATCTAATCGAAGCATGTGGAGACGCTGAGGCATTCTGCCGTAGCAACATCCTGAAGTATGCTTCACGCTACGATCGTAAAGGCACTGCCCGTCGTGATATCATTAAGATCCTTCACTACGCATTGCTGCTGCTACATTTTTCTGACAAATCTCAAATCACTGAGGAGTACCCTAATCGATGAGTCAACTTTCACTTACGCCCCAAACTACATCTGTCCTGAAAAACTTCTCGACAATCAATGGATCTATTATGATTCGTGAGGGTAATGTGTTGAAGACAATCAGTGTCGGTGAGAACATGATTGCTCAGTACACTTCACCTGAGATGTTCCCTAAGACTTGTGGTATCTATGATCTTGGTCAGTTCCTTATGGGTCTGAGTTTGTTTCAAGATCCTGGTCTTAACTTTGAAAACGATGAGTATGTCACCATCCGTGGTGGCCGCCGCTCCGCTAAGTATTACTTCTCCGATCCTGAGATCACTTTGAAGTCTGCTCCTGATCGTGATGTCAGGTTCCCTGGTGCTGACATGGAGTTTTCCCTGTCATCTGAAGATCTTGTTCAACTCCAGAAAGCATCTGGTGTATACAACTTGCCTGACCTATCTTTTGTTTCTACTAAAGATGGTGTAGTCACACTTAATCTTTGTGATAAAGAAAACGATACTGCCAATGCTTACACTCAGGAAATTAAAGGTACTGCTACTGGTGCTTATGAGTTGTTTCTAAAAGTTGAGAACCTCAAACTATTTCCTGGTGATTACAATGTAAAAATCTCTAGTCAATTGATTACTGAGTGGCGTCATGTCACACTTGACCTTGTATACTATATTGCTCTCGAACCTTCATTATGAAAAAATTTCTTTGGGTTGAACAGTACCGTCCCAGTAATATTTCTGACTGTATCCTTCCCGAGAATATTAAAAACTCTTTCAACGGGTTTGTCCAACAGGGAGAAATCCCTAACCTACTACTTGCTGGCACCGCTGGTATCGGCAAGACTACCGTTGCTAAGGCGCTGTGTGACGAGATAGGTGCTTCCTACATCGTGGTCAATGGATCTGATGAGGGACGCTTCCTAGACACTGTGAGGAACCGTGTGAGGCAGTTTGCCACAACGGTCTCCCTGACCTCTGGTGGCGCTCACAAGGTGGTCATCATCGATGAGGCAGACAACACCACCAATGATGTTCAACTGTCTCTCAGGGCAGCTGTGGAGGAGTTCCATAGCAACTGTCGCTTTATCTTCACTTGTAACTTCCCTAACAAGATCATTGAACCTCTTCATAGTCGCTGTACTGTGGTGGACTTCAAGATCAATACCGAACAGGCAATGGAGTTACAGGGTCAGTTCTTTGCTAGAATGAAAGAGATCCTTGATGAGCAGAATGTTGAGTATCAAGACAAAGTATTGGCGAAGGTTGTTAAGCGTTACTATCCTGATTGGCGTCGTCTTATTAATGAATGTCAACGCTTTGCTGCTAGTGGCGGTATTAATACTGCTATCCTTGCTGATGTTGCTGACATTAACTTAGACTCTCTCATTCGTTCTCTCAAGGCAAAAGAGTTTACTATTGTACGTAAGTGGGTTGTTGACAACATCAACAATGATCCTGTTACTGTGATGAGAAAACTTTATGATGTCTTGTATGACAATCTCAAAGGAGGATCTATTCCTGAAGCAGTGCTAATCATTGCCAAATACTCTAGAGACATTCAGATTGTTCCCGATCAAGAGATCAATCTGTTGGCATGTCTTACTGAAATTATGATGAGTTGTGAGTTCAAATGATTAAGACAACTCCTGAAAATGTGAAGGAAGCAAATGAAGCATTG